CTCACGGAGGAACTTCTACTGTGTGGGATATAGAATATTTCATTCAAAAAACTCAAAGCTATGCCTAAACACGACAACAAAACCCCTAGTAGAACATCACCTAAAGGAAGCAAGAGAGGCTGCCTTTGCAAAGACTCTAACACATATTCTAGCAAGTGCTGTGATGGCTCTTTGTGGGCGCAGGGAATAGGTAACATCTACGGAAATAACTAAAAATGCAAAATACTAATTAATAATCGTTATATAAATATGAAAAATCCAACAGAAATGCTAAAAGAGATTAAAAACCTTCTAGGCATTGAGCTTTCTGAGGAAATTAAAGAGCAAGAAGTTACTACTGAGCAAGTAGAGGCTAGCTCTGAGGTAAATCTAGCTCAAGCAAAACTAGAAAACGGAACAGTCCTTGAAGCTGAGGCTTTCGAGGCAGGCAATGAAGTCTTCATCATAACAGAAGATGAAAAAATACCTGTACCAGTAGGAGAGTACCAAATGGAAGATGGTATGATCTTAGTAGTATCAGAGGAAGGAATGATAGCAGAAATCAAAGAAGCTGAAGCCGAAGTAGAAGAAGAAGAGGTAGAAGCTGCTGCTGACTATGCTACTAAAGAAGAATTAGCTGAGATCAGAACTATGGTAGAAGAGATCAAAGCTATGATTAAGGAAAAAGAAGAAATGGCTACTGTAGAAGAAGAGGCTCAACTTAAAGAAGAGTTATCTAAACCTGCTGCTGCTCCATTGAAGCATAATCCTGAATCAGAGAACAAAAAACCTCAAGTGTTATTTAGCCAAAAGAGAGCATCTAGCACAAGAGATCGAGTATTTCAAAAAATTGCAAACCTAAAATAAAAATTAAAAATGGCGACTACAACTAGTATTACAAGTACTTATGCAGGGGAATTTGCAGGCAAGTATATTTCTGCTGCACTACTTTCTTCTCCAACTTTGGAGCAAGGAAACATCGAAATCAAACCTAATGTAAAATACAAAGAGGTTATCAAAAAATTAGCAACCGATTCTAACGTAATCAAAGATGCTACTTGCGACTTTACAGACACAGCTACAATTACTTTGACTGAGCGTATTCTTCAGCCTGAGGAGTTCCAAGTGAACCTTGAGCTCTGCCGTAAAGATTTTCACAGCGACTGGGAAGCTGTTCAGATGGGATATTCTGCATTTGACAACCTACCTCCTGCTTTTAGTGATTTTTTAATTGCTCACGTTGCAGGTCTAGTAGCTGAGAAAAACGAGCAAAACATCTGGGGTGGTGTTACAGGTAACGCAGGAGAGTTTGATGGTATTACTGTACTAGCTGCTGCTGATGCTGATGTAAACGATGCTGCTAATGGTGGAGAAACTGCTTTCTCTTCTACTAACATCATCACTTTGTTAGAGAATGTAGTAGATTCTCTTCCTTCTGCTGTTTATGGTAAAGAGGATTTGACTATCTATATGCCTACTATTGCTTGGCAGTCTTACATCCGTCAATTAGGTGGATATGCTGCTAACGGAGTTGGTGCTGCGGGTTACGAAAACAGAGGTTCTCAATGGTATAATATGGGCAATGCACTTTCTTTCGATGGTATTAAGTGTGTTCTTGCTCCGGGTATGCCTACTAACCACATCGTAGCAGGACAAAAATCTAACTTCTACTTCGGTACTGGTCTTTTATCAGATCATCAAGAAGTTAAATTGTTAGATATGGCTGATCTAGATGGTTCTCAGAATGTTCGTGTAGTAATGCGATTTACTGCTGGTGTACAGTACGGAATTGGTTCTGATATTGCTTTGCTTACTTTAGCTTAATAAATAATAATTGTCTAATATAAAGGGTGGGTAAGGACAGTTCCTGCCTGCCCTTTTTTAATACTTAAAATATGGCTTGTGCATTAACAACAGGAAGATCACTACCTTGTAAGAGTGCTGTAGGTGGACTTAAAACAGTTTACTTTGCGGACTATGGCACTTTAGGTACAGCTACCATTTCAGCAGGTGAGATTACAGCTCTATCAGGCACTCCTTCGTGGTATCAGTATGATATTAAAGGAAACTCTAGCTTAGAGACTACTGTAAACTCATCAAGAGAAAATGGTACTACTTTTTACACGCAAACTCTTAACTTGACACTCACTTACTTAGATAAGGCTACTCAAGAGGAGATTAAACTACTAGCTGCTGCTAGACCTCACGTTGCTATCGAGGATTACAATGGAAACTTTTTCCTAGTAGGACTTGAACACGGAGCAGAGGTAACTGGTGGTACTATTGTTTCAGGTGCAGCAATGGCTGACCTTTCAGGATTTACTTTGACTTTTGAAGCTATGGAGACAGCTCCTGCATACTTTGTTACTTCTACAGTAATTACAGATGATGCCTCAGCTACTCAGATTGATCCTGATGCTTAATATTGTTTTTTAGAGAGAAGGAGGCTAGCTTAATGTTAGCCTTTTTTTTTGCACCTATGCAAAATAATTGCTTTTTAGCGTTATATATGTATGAAGATACTTACTACTAGTACGGCAGCACAGAGTCTAAGATTTGTTCCTAGAGATTATGTTACTAGTGCTACGCTATATATAAGAGATGATAGTACCAATGTAACTACTAATCAAGCGGTAGAATTAATACAGGATGGTGATGAGCTAGTATATACAGCAAGTTTTGAGCTAATAGAGGGAAGATTCTATGATTTTGATTTTGTTGTAGATCCTAACTTGTGGGAGCAAAACACTTTGCTATGGAATATGAACTATGACAAGTGGGAGGATTCTCAGGGTGCAGCTCTTAGTTTGTATAAGGATAAGATATTCTGCACGGATCAGCCTTTAGATCAGACAGAGGATGAGTACTACACAGTAAATAAAAATGAGTATGTTACAGAAAAGACATACGATAATGAGTACATAATAATATGAGAAAGCTAAAGAATCAAAGACCTGCTTTAAAGCCTAAGTCTCAATCAGAGGTGCATCTAGTTAATCTAAGTACCTACACTTCTCCTAAAATCAAGGAAGTAAGAGGCAAAGAATGGGTGTCCTATGGAGAGGATAACAATTACTATCAGTTTTTGATTGATAGATACAATGGATCGCCTACTAACAATGCCGCTATTAATGGCTTGTCAGAGATGATTTACGGAAAAGGCTTAGATGCTACTGACTCTAACAGAAAGCCTGACCAATATGCACAGATGATTACTTTGCTTAAAAAAGACTGTGTAAGAAAGCTAGTTTTTGACTTAAAACTAATGGGTAGCTGTGCAATGCAGATTATCTACTCTAAGGACAGAACAAAAGTAGCTCAGGTAGAGCATTTTCCTATTGAAACACTAAGAGCTGAGAAATGCAATGAAGAAGGAGATATAGAGGCTTACTACTATTTTAAGGACTGGGCAAATATCAAACCCACAGATGAGCCTAAAAGAATACCTTGCTTTGGATATAGCAGAGAGTCAATAGAGATTTATGTAGTTAAGCCTTACAGAGCAGGATTTTATTACTATTCACCTGTAGATTATCAAGGAGGATTGCAGTATAGCGAGCTAGAGGAGGAAATTTCTAACTATCATTTAAATAATATCCTAAATGGCTTAGCACCATCTATGCTTATCAACTTCAATAATGGAGTACCTAATGAAGAGCAAAGAAGATTGATTGAGAATAGAATATATGAGAAGTTCTCAGGCAGCTCAAATGCAGGGAAGTTTATTCTTAGCTTCAATGACAATGCAGATGCACAGGCTAATATTGAGCCAGTTCAACTATCAGATGCTCACAATCAGTATCAGTTCTTATCAGATGAGAGTGCTAGAAAGATACTAGTAAGCCATAGAATCGTTTCTCCTATGCTTTTAGGTATCAAGGATAACACAGGGCTAGGAAATAACGCAGACGAGCTTAAAACAGCCTCTATTTTGATGGATAACACAGTTATTAGACCTTTTCAAACTTTATTGATAGATGCTTTTGATCAGATACTAGCTTATAACAGCATTTCTCTTAATCTATACTTTAAAACTCTACAGCCACTAGAATTTACAGACTTAGAAAATGTGGTAGATGATGAAACAAGAGAAGAAGAGACAGGAGTAAAAATGAGCAAGCAAAATCCTGAGGCTACTGAGGAGCTTGCAGACCTATTGCAAGAGTTTGGAGAAGATGAGGATTTAGATAACTGGGTGCTTGTTGATGAGAGAGCGGTAGATTACGATCAAGAGGAGGCTTTAGATAAAATGATAGGACTAGCCTCTACAGGAACTGCTAGACCAAATGCAAAGAGCGAGCAAGATGGAGAAGAGGATAACCTAAGATTCAAAGTAAGATACCAATATGCACCACTAAGAACCTCAGATAACTCAAGAGAGTTTTGTCAAAAGATGGTAGCTGCTAAAAAGATTTATAGAAAAGAGGATATTCAAGCTATGGGTCAAAGAGCAGTTAATGCAGGATGGGGTCCAAATGGAGCTAGTACTTATGATATTTGGCTATATAAAGGAGGAGGAGACTGTCATCACTTTTGGATGAGAAAAACCTATATGGCTAAGGGTGTTAATCCTGATGCTACTAATCCTAATGCAGAGATAAGCGTCAATAAAGCAAAGAAGGAAGGCTTTACTCCTGAGGTAAATGATCCTAAAGTAGCTAAGAGACCAAAAGATATGAAAAATAGAGGATTTTTAAAACCTAGAGGATAATGGCTACAGCACTTTTTATAACAAGAACGGATCTAGTAAGAAATAGTGTCTTAGATGGCAACGTAGATACTGATAAGTTTATTCAGTTTATCAAAATTGCTCAAGAGATTCACGTCAGAAACTATCTAGGATCAGATTTATACAACAAGATTAGCAATGACATTCTAGCTAGTAACTTAACAGGAGACTATCTAACACTAGTAAACAATTATGTACAGCCTATGCTGATACACTATGCTATGATGGACTACTTGCCATTTGCAGCCTATACAATTAAAAATGGAGGCATCTATAAGCACGTTAGCGAAACAGCAGAAACAGTTACAAAAGAGGAGGTGGATTACTTAGTGCAAAAGGAATTAGACATAGCAGAATACTACACAAGAAGATTCATAGATTATATGAGCTTTAATCAGAGCAAGTTTCCTGAGTACACATCTAACTCAAATGATGACATCTATCCTTCACACGATGCAAACTTTAATGGCTGGGTGCTATGAAATATAAACCAAAGCAAACCAATATTACAAAACTAAAACAGTACTTAAATAAAATAACAAACAATGGCAACACTAACAGGAAATACAATTAAGGACACTTATCAGTCGCTCCTTAAAGTAAATGACAATGGAGAGCTAGCAGCAACTCTTCAAGAGATTACAGATGGAGTTGGTAATGGCTCAGGTGTCAGCTTAAACACAACTGGTGATCTTAAAGCAGAGGGAACTATTGAGTTTGGCTCTTTGAAAGACACAGGAGAAGCTATCACTATAACAAAGTTTGTAGATGAGGCTGATGGTATTGCAAATAACGATAATGATACTTCTATTCCTACTTCTGCTGCCATTATAGATTATGTAGCTGCAAAAATTACAGAAGAGGATTTAGACTTTGCAGGAGATTCAGGTACTGGCTCTGTAGATTTAGACTCTCAGACTTTCACTATTGGAGGTACTGCTAATCAAATAGAAACTACAGCAACTGGTCAAAGCCTTACTATAGCTTTTCCTAGCGCAGGTGTTGTTTTACCTGATGGTTCTACTGCTACTACTCAAGCTATTTCTGACGACTCAACAAAGGTTGCTACTACTGCTTATGTTAAATCAGTTCTTACTCAAGAGGACTTAGATTTTCAAGGTGATACAGGAACAGGAAGTGTGGACTTAGATTCTGAGGTGCTAGATATTGCAGGAGGTACAGGAATTGATACGGTAGCATCAGGGCAAACTCTTACAGTTAATATTGATAGCACAGTAGCAACGCTTACAGGCACTCAGACGCTTACTAACAAAACAATAAATGCTGATAATAATACTATCTCAAACTTAGAAGTAGATAACTTAAAAGCAGGAGTATTAGATACAGATTTGACTACTGTTTCAGCATCAGATGATACTTTAGCTTCGGCAAAAGCGATTAAGACTTATGTAGATGCTAATATCACAGCTCAGGACTTAGATATAACAGATGGAACTACTACCTCAGCAGTAGATTTGGATTC